CCGTGACTGGGGTGGACGGCACCACAACGGTGACCGCCCCTATCATTGTGGAAGTGTCGTTTTCCGTTCCGGTTGGTGCCACTGCTGCCCAAACGATGTTGCATAGGCAGCGGGCACTCGCCCTCCTGGACCTCGACTCCGTGATGGCACCCCTGAACGATCAGTTGATGATCTAATGGCAGACCCAACATTTTCCCTTAAAATTACTTGGAGAATGTTTCTTGGGCGCCTGAAGATCGGGTTCAACTTTCGTTTGGTGCGAACTGTTTAGGAGAAAGGGGTAAGATTTATGAAATTTAAATCTTCACCGGGATTAGCCGACCGAGATAGTTACTATCTCGGAAAAAGACTGCCAGGAGATTATCCCTGGAAAGTTCTCGGGTGGCTATCCGAGGACCTGCGTCAGTACGTCGGCGAGGAGAGTTATCTGAAGATAAAGGCGATTGTACGTGCCCGTAATTCCGATGCTCTCCAGAGCTTAGCCGACGAGTGGGGTTTACAGAGTATACCGCACTGTCAAGATGTTGACTTTATGAAAATTCAAAGTCAATATCAGCTGGCGGCGCTTCTGAAAAACTTCAGATTTCCGGGAGACAAAGCTGCACAGCGTCAAGCCGCCCTTGATAAGTTCTGGGCTGGCGAGAAAATGTGTGCGGAGTATAACCAAGGTGGTTATACCTCGTTGTCTGTGGCATCTGAAGCGTGGATGGTTAATGTATTCACATACATTCAATCATTTATGCAGAAGTTGTTGGGGTTCGAACTTCCGGACCTCGACAGTTTGACGGAAAGGTCACGTCATGGGCCTGGCGCTACGACGGGCACTGAGTCTGGTCAAGTTTCGAGCTATTTCAAATTCGAAAACTGGCCATATCACTGTACCGTACGAGCAGCTAGGATGGCACGTTCTGTCATCGAAAATGACGAACGTTGGCTTGGTGCTTTGGAAGATGATTACCGCAGACGAAAGAACATTCCGATGTGGTACATACTCGACCGAAAAAAGTTCTGGGCCGACGTAATCGAAATCGTCGATGGCAACCGTATTGCTTTCGTTCCCAAGAATGCTCGAACAGAGCGTTCTATTGCGATTGAGCCCACTCTTAATTTGTATCTTCAGCTTGGAGTCGATGGTTTCATCCGTCGCCGGTTAAAGCGGTGGGGTGTTGACCTCGATCACCAGACGAAGAATCAGGAGTTGGCTCGACTTGGATCTTTGGGAGGCGATGATCCCTTTGTTACTATGGATCTCGCAAATGCTTCTGGCACTATTGCTTTGAAGCTATGTAATCTCGCGCTCCCCCAAGATTGGTACGACCTTCTCTATGATCTGAGAAGCCCGCAAGGTCTCTTAGATAACTCATCTTTTTACTACCAGATGATGAGCTCTATGGGGAATGGTTTCACCTTCGCATTGGAGTCCGCCTTATTCACAGCGGTTATCTATGCTGTGATGAAAGAACGACTTGGTCGTTTCGACCCGAATGAGTTTGCGGTTTATGGCGATGATATTGTTGTTCGCCAGAGTATCGCTCCGTTTGTGGTTGAAGCACTTACCAGTTGTGGGTTTTCGATCAATACCGAGAAATCTTTTCTCTCGGGACCGGTTAGAGAATCCTGTGGCACCGACTGGTACCAAGGGAGACCTATTCGGCCAGTGTTTCTCGACGAAATGCCTAAGGCTGTTGATGAGCTTTTCTGCGATATAAATCGCTTGAAGCGAATTTTAAGTCTTAGGTTCCATGTCGAGGATGGGAAAGTTGTTTCAATGTTGGGAAACTGGATTCCTGAGGAGTTTAAATCCCTCACGGGTCCTTATTCCGACGAAGACTTTTCCTCATACATACATCATTTCAAGCCTAAACCTGGCTTGAATTATCTTCAATGTATGTATAAATTTCAGAGGATCGTGCGAAGGCCCGAAAGAGCAAAAGGTAATAAACTTTTGTTCCGGAAGCTAATGCATGATCTTCATCCTAAACCTCTTCCGCGTTCCAAGTGGGAGAGGAAGGATAGGCTAGAGGGGTCAGGAAGTCGATTCACTGTAACCCTACGAAATAGGTTTACTTTGAGCCGAACAATCTCCGCTGTCAGTAATTGGCAGTCAGAGTACACCGAGATCTAGTTTTCGG